GTAACCTCTCACATTGATGTCTGCGCGGTGCGCTACGAAGCCATCCATGCGCGGCTAAAGCGTCTGGAGAACCTTCTGATGCGGGTTGGCGGGACAATCATCCTTATCCTGCTGACCGCGTTTGGCACGGTGACGATGATGTTCTTGGAGTCCATTAAGTGAAGGAAGAGGGGGCCAGTTCTGTGAACTTCGGCGAGATAATGAAGATGCTGGTTCCCGTCCTGATTGCCTGCATCGCATGGCTCTTGGGGCAGGTTTCGTCTTTCAGCACTCGGCTGACCAAGATCGAGGGTCAGATGCCTGCGCTTATCACGCCGGAGGGTGTACCGACCGACAGCCCCATCTCGGCAGAGCGTCGTCAGCGTATGAAGGAAGAACTGCTTGACAAGATCTATGACCTACAGATGCGGGTCAAACTGCTTGAACAAAAGGAGAAGGACAAGTGATACCTGCCGCGCTACAAGCCATTATTACGCCGCTGCTTGGCAACGGGCTTAACCTTGTCGCTAACGCTGTGTTGGCAAAGGGCAAGAAGGTTGTCGAGGAGAAGCTCGGCGTTGAGCTCAAGCCCGACATGTCCCCCGAGGACTTGGCCAAGATCCAGATTGCCCAGATGGAGCATGAAGAGGAACTGCTCAAGTTGCGTTTGGAAGAGGACAAGCTTGACCTTGCCGAGCTTGAGATGCTGCTCAAGGACACCAACGATGCGCGGGTGCGCGAGACGCAGATTGTCACCTCCGACAAGGCACCGCTCCTGAACAAGCTCATCACGCCGATTCTGGCGCTTGGGTTGCTTGGCATCACCTTTACGCTCTTTGGCATCGTGCTGTTCCAAGCGAGTCCAATTGACCCTAGCCGCAAGGACATCCTCATCTACATCTTGGGTGTGCTGTCTGCGGTCGCTACGCAGGTCGTCTCGTACTACTTTGGTTCTAGCCAGTCGAGCAAGGACAAGACCGAAGCACTCAAGGAGGCCATGAAATGAGCCTCGTAAAAGAACAAGCGGCGTTCCTGCTGGATGTCGCCAAACTCATCAACAAGGCGACCGAGTTGGGTTTTGTCGTCACGGGCGGTGAACTTGCCCGTACCCCGGAACAGCAGGCCATCTATGTCAAGACTGGGCGCAGCAAGACGATGAATAGCATCCACCTCAAGCGGTGCGCCATTGACTTGAATTTTTTCCGCGACGGCAAACTGACCTACGACATCCCGGCTCTTACGCCGGTTGGTGAGTATTGGCAGAGCCTTAACCCCAAGAACCAATGGGGCGGGTTCTGGAAGTCGTTCAAAGATGTTCCTCATTTTGAACGCAAGGTATAACGATGCCTTTGCAAAAACTTGAACTTCGGGCGGGGGTCACATGAAGCTCGCGCTTGAACCGCGGACCACGGTCCAGGGTCTGGTCGAGCCTGCGCATGTGATCGAAGTCTATTGCGACGCCTGTGGTTACGATCTGGACGAGGCGGAGTTGAATGCGGACACTTGTTCGGACTGCGGGCAGTTGTTGAACCTGAAGCAGCACATTGCGATCCAGGTGACGACCATGCCGGCCGCAAGCGGAGGAACTCTGCCGTGAAAAAGAAAGCGAACAGCAAGGTCAACGCAGCGGGCAACTACACGAAGCCTGCCATGCGTGAGAGCCTGTTCAAGTCAATCAAGTCCCGTGCGGTGCAGGGTACTGCCGCGGGGCAGTGGAGCGCGAGAAAAAGTCAGCTATTGGCTAAGCAGTACAAAGCCAAAGGCGGGAGATACAGAGACTAGCCTTTGACGATACGGCTAATTACGGAATGTGATGTACCAAATAGTTTTGCAACGTATCTCAAACTACAACCTTGATCTAGCAAGGCTTGGAACTCTTTTTTCTTTACGTCGTAAATACGACGCTTTGCACTTGCAATTCGCTGGGCATCCCAGTTGTGACGATCTCCGCCCATTATTGCGTTTTGCTGCACCGTTACCCAACGCAAGTTTGAAACATGGTTATTCGTACGGTTCCCGTCCATATGGTCAACTTGAGGCAAATTGTCGGGATTTGGTAGGAAAGCTTGGGCTACTAGCCGGTGAATATATTTTTGTTTTCCACGACCTAAAGCGACTCGCATGTACCCAGTTGTGTGCAGCCAAGCCTTTAGTAACGAAGTTTTTTCAATACGCTTACGGTGCGTTAAATTTCGTTGCGGAATATCTGCCCAGTTTGAGCGGACTACGCCATAATCACTTATCGAATACCGTTCATTCGTGTCAGGTATCAGTTTCCAAATTTCCTGTGTTTTGTGCTCCATAGGTGGACTATGTCATGGCGCTACGAAAAAGTCAACAATCGCTCAAGGCTTGGGGGGATCAGCGTTGGCGTACAAGGTCTGGTAAACGATCTTCTGACACGGGTGAGAGATATCTACCAGAAGCTGCGATTAAAGCTCTCAGCCCTGCTGAGTACGCCCGAACTTCTGCCGCCAAGCGAAAAGGTAAAGCGCAAGGCAAGCAGTTCGTCGCGCAGCCCAAAGGCATTGCTGCTAAAACGCGCAGCTTCCGCCAAAAAGGCAAGTAAGGGAAAGAAGTAACCGTACGGGTGAAGCATGGCGAGTGTCAAGAAGGACGCGATCGGGCAGGAGATTCGTAAGTCGTACGAGCGCGGCCAGAAGGGCTGCCCGGAAGCGACGATGGATATCCATGTCAACCTCAAGAATCGCAACAATGCGATTGAGGAGTATGGCTACGGGCCGTTGAACCCGGAGTCCGAGTCGCGTGCTTTCTGGGACAAGAAGGCCGAGCTTTGGCAGACCACGGTGCGCGAGGCCAAGAAGGCCCGCTGTGGCAACTGCGCGGCGTTCATCCAGACCCCGGAGATGATTGCCTGTATCGAGAAGGGCATCCATGACTACGACGAGGAGATGGAACACGAGAATTACGCCCCGGATGTGGTCGCGGCGGCCAATCTCGGGTACTGTGAGCTGTTCCACTTCAAGTGTGCCGGCGATCGTACTTGCGATGCGTGGCTCGTCGGCGGTCCAATCAAGTAGGATGCGCCCATGGCACTACTCAGACTGTTCTTAAAGCCGGGTGTAGACAAGCAAAACACCGAATATGGCGCAGAAGGCGGATGGATCGACTCCGATTACGTCCGTTTTCGCTATGGACTGCCTGAAAAGGTCGGCGGATGGGCCCCGTTTGGCGAAACCATCGCCTATTTGGTGGGTATGCCGAGCGAAGTCTTCACTTGGACGGACCTTGACGGCTCCCCCTACGTTGCCGTCGGCACCAACAAGAAGGTTTACGTCTACTACGGCGGCACCTGGGCGGACATTACGCCCATCCGTGACACGAACACGGGCGTTACCTTCGATACGACGAACGGTTCCAACCGCGTAGTGGTCAATGACAGCGGCCACGGGGCCATTACGGGGGATTTTGTCACGCTTTCTGCGACAACGGGCGACCCTGGTGGCATTCCGAACGCGAGTTTGAACAACGAGTTTGAGGTTATCGAGGTTCTGAACGCCAATGAGTACGCCATCCAGGCGCCGACCAACGCGACCTCGACCGCCACGGCGGCAGGCACGGCCACGGCGGCCTATCAGATCAACACGGGGGCAGCGGTAAGCTACTCGGACTTTGGCTGGGGCACTGGGACATGGGGCTTGAGCACTTGGGGCACCCCGCGCCCGCCGTCTGCCTCGATTGCGCTCTTTTCCCGCGTCTGGCAGTTCGATAGCTTCGGCGAAAACCTCATCATGCAGGTTGTAGACGGCGGCATCTACGAGTGGCTGCCGAGCACGGGCATTGGCGTGCGGGCAACGGCCATTTCTGGCGCGCCGACCAAGAGCAAATACGCGTTGGTGTCGACGCCTGACCGGCATCTGGTCTGCTTTGGTACGGAATCGACCATCGGGACGCCTTCGTCGCAGGATCCGATGTTTGTGCGCTTCTCAAACCAAGAAGACATCAACACATTCGTCGCCACGGCGACCAATACGGCTGGCGGCCAGCGCCTGACGGACGGAAACTACATCGTCTCGGCGCTTCGCTCGCGCGGACAGATCTTGATCTGGACGGACACGGCACTGCATGGCATGCAGTACCTTGGACCGCCGTATACCTTTGGCTTCCAGCAGCTCGGGGCCAACTGTGGCCTTATCGGGCCGCATGCGTCGGCGGATGTGAACGGCGTGGCGTACTGGATGAGCAAGGACGCCTTCTTCGTGTTCGACGGTGTCGTCAAGAAGCTCCCCTGCACGGTCCAGGACTATGTATTCAAGGACCTGAACTTCACGCAAGCACAGAAAGTGCATGTGGGGATCAACACGCAGTTCAACGAAGTGACCTGGTGGTACTGCACGGCGGACACCGACTACATTGATCGCTTTGTGACCTTCAACTACCTCGAGCAGGTATGGTCCGTGGGCACTATGGCGCGTTCCGCTTGGGTGGACCTTGGCACTTATTCCTTCCCGATGGCGACACAGTACGATATCGACGGTACCGAGGCTACGATCAGCACGATTTATGGACTCACCCCTGGGCGGTCCGTGGTCTATAACCAAGAGTTTGGCAAGAACGGCAACGGGGATCCGATCCTTGCGTATGTGAAGTCGGGGTACTTCGATATCGGCGATGGCGATCAGGTGTTGTTCATGAAGCGGTTCATCCCGGACTTCAAGAACCAAGAGGGCGATCTCACGGTGAGGTTGCTGTTGCGCTTGTATCCGCAGGTCTCCGCGACGCCGAGCTCGCTTGACCCGTATGTCATCTCTCCGGGTACAGACAAGGTGGACACGCGCGCGCGTGGGCGACAGATCTCGTTGCAGATCGAAAGCTCTGAACTCGACACCAACTGGCGCTTCGGCACGATGCGTGTTGATATCCAGCCGGATGGGTTGAGATGAGTAAGATCTTCAACGTCCGTCTGCCTAACGCAGCGGCTGCGGGCTACAGTCAGGAGCAGTTTGACCAGCTCGTGCGCTCGCTTGAGCAGGTCGTTTTCCAGCTTAACAACACTTACA